AAACTTTGATGAGATCTTTGAACGTAAGACGACTGAGGAAGTTCAATCTATTATGGACCAATTCCTCTCAGGAGAGTCTGGGAACTCAGAGGTAGAGAAGTTCGGAGGTAATAACACCACGACCACCACGTCTTCGGACTCGGTGGAGAACGCATTCAACGATTTGTTGAATCAGTAGGTGAAACATGGCTAAGGTTTCCAAACTCAAAAAGGGTGCTTTAGATATTGCTTCTATCCGAGGCATTATCAATAAGAAGGCCGGTAGAGAAGTAGCACACTCACTTCAGGACAATAATCCAACAGAAGTGAACGAGTGGATTCCTACTGGTTCAAGGTGGCTTGACGCCATCATTTGTAAGGGCAGACACGCCGGCATTCCTGTAGGTAAAATTTCAGAGATTGCTGGCCTT